TGGACATGCTGAAAACAGTTTCGGTGGTGCTAGCGCCAATTGCCAGCGGCGCGATGCATCCCTGCAATGATCCGCTGATCAGTGAGGCTATGGTATTTGAGTTCGCCATTCGTTGTTACCCCTTTTTCCTTTTGAATCTAAATTCTGGCGGAGCCACCAAGTTTCCTTGACAGCTCCAAATCGTTATACGATGGACGCCTCTGCACGCACACGGCGGAACGCTGACGTGCCTTGTGTGTTTGGCCGTGGCGCGACCCCCAAAAACCAGTTCATCGAAACAAGCGCCGCCGTCTGAAGAGTCGGGTTGCTGAGGTCCGGAGTGTCGAGATAGGTGACGCGAACGGCGAAGTTCGGGTCTTTAGGAACGTTGACGCCGGAGAGTTGACTTGCAAGCATGGCCTCACGGCCCACGACCAGCGTGGAGTAGCCATTTTTCCCTGCGGAAGGATATCCGGCAGTAACTGGCACGGTTGAAGTACGCAGTATGCGCACGCCGCTCCACTCTAGGATCGAAAACGAACGGACAATGCCGTCCTTCAGCTCAGTAACTCCTTGCGGAGTCCTCTTGAGCACGTCAGTCACACCGCCAGCAGAATTGTCGCTGAAAAGGTCGTAGGAAGTGAGTGCACTCATCACACAGGTATATTGCCCATCGGACCTACCGGGGACGTTGTTGTTAACCAAACTCGTCTCCGCACGGCGCAAAGTGTATCCGGACACAAACTCCGAATCTCCAAGATCGATCCTCGCGGTAGCATCCAGAGTTGCAGCCGCTTCAAACGCGGAGCTGGCGACTAGGTTGGCAGTAAGTGCGCCGCGATACGCCAAGTTTCGAGTAGCATCAACCACGATGTTCGAGATGAACATGTCGTTGGCGATGTCACTCACACCGAGCCAGTCGGTGAATTGACTCAAATAAGTTTGGGAAATTACTTGGGAGAGCGAGAGGCTGGGGCCGGGGATTCCTTCAGTCGCAGTAGTCGTGCTAGGACCGAATGGCTTCTGCCCGTAGAACTGATTGGTGCGACCGCTGCGCTTTTGCATCGGGAACATGTCGCAAAGCTCAGACAGGTACGGCGTATTCGCTTGAAACTCGCGGATCGCGGTTTTTTCATAAGCGATCTGAGGGAAGCCTGCGAGATTGTTACTTTGAATTCCTGGCGGCAGAATCGGCAATTTAGTTACCTCTTTGCCCTAACTAGGGCTGCTACTGTTAAATGGTTCGAAAAGTCGATATTACTGCTGGGGAACCCGTCCTAGTCGGACTTGGTCGTTCCACCATGTGGCCATCTCCCTCGGAGCGAGCCGCATCGCGGCATCTAACTCCGCCTGAGTCACCGCGCCTTGCGGGTTGGTGGTTCGGCGAACGGCATTCTCGCCACCCGTGGCAAACAAAGCGCTGCTGCTGCGGGCTTTCTTGGGAGCTGGTTCATTAATAGGCACGGAAGTTGCGTTTTTCACGTCCAGGCAGTCAGGGTCTTCAAGGCAGACGCTGTAAGCCTTCTCAATCGCCTCTAATGGCGCCAATTTCGGGTCTTTGGCCTTGAGCATGGCGATTTCCACGCCCATGATTTTCAAATTGCGCTTGTTAGCGATGTATTCCGGGTGGGCGACCTGAAATTGGGTCGTAGCATCAGACCATTCCTGCGCCTGTGCGGCCTCCGCCTGCTTTATGAGGTCTGCAGGCTTGATTCCGCGCTTCTCTAGTGCCGCGTCTAAGTAGCCTGAACGGTCGAGATACTCAGTCACCGCTTCGACCTTGCCAGAAACCAATTTCGTGCCAAGGTCGAATAGGTCGTCCTCCGTCAGCTTGGGCGCCGGAGCTTCGGGAGCCGCCTCTTTGGCCTTTTCGGCGAGCGCGGCTGCTGTTTGCTGCACAAGCGCGGCTTTCGCGGCCACTTCCTCTTCGCTGGCGCCGGTTACCGTAAGGAATTTGCCCTTCGCAAGCTCGACTTCCTGCCGGAATTCGACGGTCGCGGGCTTCTCTTCTGTCTCTGGAGCGTTTTCGTCACGCTTTACGAACTGGCCACGCTCGTTTCTGGGCGCTGCGGCGGGATCGACACCGGCTTTTTGCGCTTCGTCGGCGATGAATTGGTTCGCCTCGGCGATGTTGCCCGCGTCGATAGATGCTTGAAGCTGCTCCAGTGGTGTTGCCATGTTTTCCTCCAAATTAAAATGACCCCGCAGGGCGGGAGTCGATCATTTCGTCGAGATGGTCAAAAGCGAGCAAGGAATCGAGCCGCAGTTCGTCGGCTTCCTGCACAACGTCGCGCGAAGACCGGCGAATAGCCTCTTCCTCGGCGATCAAATCAGCTTCTTGCCTAGCTTCGCGCAAGGTCTCGTTAACAGTCCCGAACAGAAGCGCGTGAAAGTCGTGAGTGGCTTTCGCGTAGGTTCGGAGCCGCGCGATCTGTTCGTTATCCCAGCCCTGAAAATCCATAAGTACCTTGGTGGCGTTGGCAACGATGGCCTCGGAAATCTTGAATAGGTCGATGTAACCTGGGGTCTGCTTCAAAATACGCAGCCGGTTACCTCTAGCTACGGCGTCGTTCTGCGCGGGCTCGGAAATGCTGGCGGGCAGCGGCATTAGGCAATTCCCTTGATTCTGTCCCAACGAATCTTGCTAGGATTTATTCGCTTCATGCGTTCGGATGATGCTTTACGCTCCGCCTCCGACTGCTGGCTTCGTGCCTCTGAGATTCTTTTGTTGCCTTCCAGTGTGTGCGTGTGCTTCCCGAGGGTGCGGGTGTTGCCCTTCATCTTCTCGGACACCGATGGCATCAACGTGCCTTTGTTCCAACCTGCCAAGCCTTGGAGTTTCATCCGCTCAGCTTGCGCAGCGCGGCGTTCGGGAGTCCATGGGACTATACCTGGGCAATCCCCACCCGCTGCAATGTTGTAACCAACCTCTCTCGCCTTGAACAAGCCGATCAAAAACTCTTCCCAATGGTAGAGTTCTGCGTCAGTCTTGATTGTGGACATGAGCGGATGGATTCGAAAAACTTCCGGCCCATGCTTGCGGATAGCTGCGTACAGGTGGGGCTTGCTTCTGGATTTCGTGAGTCCTGCTTGTGCCTCCCGCAGACAGCGGCGGAAGTACTTCTGCAAGTCACTGCCCTTATGCTTCCCGACGTAGTATTTCCCGTTCGAGTCGTTGATGATCATGTATACGAACATGTCTGTAAATACTAGAGATTCGTGACTTCTTTATCGCTCCCCTCATACATTCTTTCTGTTGCCTTAACTTGTGCTCGCGCCTCTCCAGGGTCTTCTTGCTGCTGCTCCAACATGCTCTTGTGTTGCTGCAAAAGCATCCTGCTCTCACTCTGATTTTCGTTGACCTTGATTTTGCCAGTTGTCTGTTGATCGACGAGAGCCGACTTACTCTGCATCTGCGCGGCCTGCGATTGCGCCTGCACGCGCTGTTTGTCTTCCGGAGTCATTGCGACGATCAGCTCTTCATAGGAATATCCGGTGGATTCTAAGATGTTCTTGACCAGATTCGAATAAGAGACCTTGACCGCTTGCGTCTCTAGTTGCTGGGTAATCCCTGGCGATTGCAGAATTTGCACGATGAATCCGAGGCGGCTCTGCAGCGCGTTCGCGGCAGCCAATCTGGTTCCTGCAGCAATCGAAACTTTGTAGTCCGCATTCAGAATATCAAGAGGATCACCTTGGTACGCGCGCACCAGTTCCTTACTGAGAATCTGCCGAACCTGCGAGGGCTTCAATTTCTTCGTCTGCTTTACGCAGTACTGCAAAAACGGAACAAGGATCAGATCAGCTATCTGGTCGATGAGGTCTTGACTTTTAACTGCTTCTCCGCTCGCGAGCAAATTAACTCCAGCGCCGGTCCTGAAATCTCCGGCCTTGCCAGGATTACTTCCTTGAGTCGATGCTCCAACTCCGGTCAAGCTTGCGGCCCACGCTTTAACCTGGCCGATGATGCCGAGCACATCGACGCCAGTCCCATTGCGCGCGAGGGCCTGGAACCCGCCGCCTTGACCGCCTGCCGCCGAATCGAAGGAAAATATTTTTCCTGGGTACACAAACTGATCTTGGCCGCTGGTGTTGAGTCCTCGGGGCCTCGCGTACGTGCCGGAAATGTTGAGCGCCAAATCGTCGAAGAATGCGTTAACTACACCCGTGGCTACCTTCTGATAATTGGCAAGCCAAAAACCGAGGCCCCAACCGTGCAGCGAATCTGGAGCTTCCCTAAAAGTACAAGTTAAAAATGGATTTTCGCCCTCGTCGTGCTCTTCCTGCAGAAGGACGTATTGTTTTTCCATCACCATCACATGGCGATCATTGGTCCAGTAATCGACCACCTCCCATTTGTTCGCCAACGGGTCAACATTCGATCTCTGGTCTAACGCCTCGGGATAAGCTTTGTTGGCGTTAATGACCGAAGAGATGACTGAGCTGGCCGATCCGCCTTGATAGTCGAGTGGATTCGGCGACGTGCCTGTTAACTTCACAGGAGTGTTCAACGCAATTAATTGGGCCTGTGTCGGAATTTTATAACCATCGATATCGCGCAGTTGATCCAACTCATAGCTCGTCAGATACAGGATTCGCGCGGCCCACGTTGCGCTCTTGGCTTGCGAGCGGCGGCAATCGGGCGCGCAGCGGAATCTCCGAAGCGGCACATGTTCTGCGACAGGCTGATTCGTTTCGATCTCTGTCGGCGTCTCGATCAACTCATCAGGATCGCCCGTAGGGATATGTGTGTTGCCCATTGGGCTGCCTACTGCGACAGGTGGATTCTTGTAGCTTCGCGTGATGACAGTTTTCTTTGTCCTCTTCCAGCCTCGGAATAAAACTCCAGTCCCATAAAGGAAAGTATCGAACAGGCAAAGGCGCATTTCCTGTTTGAGCGTCCCTCCGAAGGGACCACACGTGCGCACCGCCCACTCAAGAAGACCCTGCTGCGCACGACTAACATCAATATCCGTGGACTGTGTGCTATCGATTTTAAAAAAGGATGTGCCCGTGAAGATCGCTTGTTGGATGGCACTCAGGAGAGAATACAGT